CCAACAGGTATTCAAGCAACATTTTCTGTAGGATCTGTCACTGTTAGTGTAGTCACTGAAGTTCCAGTCACTGGACTAGCAATGACTTCTAGTGTTGGAACAGTCACTGTCACTGGTACGGCTGTAGTTTCACCAACTGGTTTAGCTATTACCTCGTCCCTTGGAACGGTAACTGTTTCAGGTTCTGCTGTTGTCACGCCAACAGGAGTTCCAGCTACATTTAGTGTGGGTGACGTAAGCGTTAGTGGTACAGCTGAAGTGTCACCAACTGGAGTTTCCTCGACATTTAGCGTTGGAGATGTTACATTAGAATCTAGGTATTTTCCTACTGGTGTTCAAGCAACCTTTGGTCTTGGCACCGTTACTATTATAGCTTCGGCTGTTGTAATTCCAACTGGTGTAGCGATAACGTCTGCAGTAGGTGACCCTAAACTAACAATCTGGAATGGTGTAGATGATTCCAGTGCAAACACATGGACTGTCGTTCCAACAGGATAAGGAGATAATATGGCTGATTCGACAATATTAAATTTAGACCTCCAGACAACTGGTGCAAACGCTGGTACATGGGGTAGTAAAACAAACGATAATTTAGAAAAAATAGAAAATGCAATTAAGGGGTATACATCTGTATCTATTACAGGTACATCCCAGGCGTTAACTGTTGCTAGTGGTGGTACAGGTGACCAACAAAGTAGAGCTGTTTTAAATTTGACAGGAACACTTGGTGGTGCAACAGCACTAACTTGTGAAGCAAATCCTAACTGGTATGTAATAAAAGATTCAACAACAAGAGCTGGTAATTCACTTACTTTTGGTCCTGCTGGTGGAACAGCAGTGACACTAACTAATACTTGTTTACATTTTATTTATACTGATGGATCCGTTGCTTATCATATTCCTGAAAATTTACCTAACATGTCATTATCCGGCACATTAAGTGTTGCGGGGGATGTATCATTAGATGGTGGCGCATTTGTATTTAACCAAGCTGGTGCAGATAGAGATGCAGTATTTGAAGGAGATACAGATACAACTCTTTTACAAACTGATGCAAGCACAGATCGTGTTGGTGTTGGTGTTGCAGCACCTAATGGTAAACTACATGTTAAACAAGCTTCAGCTACAGGCGCACAACCTGTTATTGAAATTGAACAGTTAGACCAAGACTATGCATTTATTAACTATGTAGGTACATCAGCAACTGATGGCACAAAAAGTTTATCTTCATCTTCCGCTACTGCTGGAAGTAAAGCAGGAGCAATAAGGGTAAGAATTAACGGTACTGAGCGTTGGATTAGATTTTACGATAGCGCTGTGTAGGAGACTAAATGACGCTAATTAAAGTTCAGGTAGCACCAGGAATAGACAAACAAGATACTGAATACGGCGCTGAAGGGCGTTGGATAGATTGTGATAATGTTCGTTTTCGTTACGGACTTCCAGAAAAAATAGGTGGTTGGTCTAAAGTATCAACAAGTGCTTTAGTAGGTGCAGCACGTGGTATTATAACGTGGTTCTCTTTAGATGGTGATCAATATACAATTACTGGAACAAATAAAAAACTTTACGTCTATCAAAATCAAGCATGGTATGACATCACACCAATAAGAGAAAGTGGTGCATCAATAACTAATTTTACAACATCATCAGGATCTACAGAAGTTACAGTTACCGACGCTACGCACGGTGCTATAGAGGGAGATTTTGTTACTATATCTAGTGTGTCAGGAACAGCAAATGGTATTACCGCTTCTAATCTACAAGGTGAATTTGAAATACAATCAGTCACTGATACAAATAATTATGTCATAATTGCAAAAGCTGCTGCTAGTGGAACTGGTGCTAGTGGTGTTACAGGCACAGCTGAATATCAGCTAAATACTAATCCTGCTTTTTCTATTCAAGGTTATGGATGGGGTGCAGGTACATGGGGATTATCTACATGGGGTACAACAAGAGCTGGTCTTGCAGCACCAGACTCAGTACAGTTAGACTCAGGTAAATGGTCCTTGGATAATTGGGGAGAAGACGTATTAGCACAACAGCTTAATGGAAGTTTATACTACTGGGATACATCAGCCAGTACTTCAACAGTTCAACGTGCAAATAGAACTGCTGTTTCAGGTGCACCAACATCTAGTAGATTTGTATTAGTTTCTGGTACTGATAGACATATTATTTGTTTTGGAACAGAAACAACAATAGGCACTGCATCAACTAGAGATGATATGTTTATTCGATGGTCAGATCAAGAAGATCCGGCAACATGGGCACCAACTGCTACTAACACTGCAGGCTCACAAAGATTAACAGATGGATCTAAACTTGTTACAGCTAAACGTTCACGTGGTGCTGTATTAATTTGGTCCGATACTGCACTATATCAAATGCAATTAATTGGAGCTCCATTTACTTTTGGTTTTCAACAACTAGGTTCTGCTTGTGGATGTGTAGGACAGCACGCAGCTGTAGAATCTAATGGTAGATCTTTTTGGATGGGCATTGATTCTTTTTTCATGTTTGATGGTTCGGTTCAAAAAATACCATGCAGCGTGGAAGATTACGTCTTTAAAGATATAGACCAAGCATCACAAAAAGATACGTTTGCTGGATTAAATACAGAGTTTAATGAAGTTACTTGGTTTTATTGTTCTAGTGGATCTAATGTTATTGATCGTTGTGTAACATATAATTACCAAGAAAAAGTTTGGAGCGTTGGAAGTTTATCTAGATCTTCATGGGCTGATAAAGGAGTGTATGGTTTTCCATATGCTTTAGACTATTCATCTACAGATACAACTTCTACTATTAGCACAATAACTGGACTTACTGCTGGAAGAAGCTATATGTATGCACAAGAAAATGGAAATGATGCAGATGGAGTAGCTTTAGCATCACATATTACTTCAGGCGATTTTGTTTTACCACAGGCAGGGGAAAATTTAATGTCAATAAAAAGATTTATTCCTGATTTTAAAAATCAAAAAGGAAATGTTAATGTAGAACTTAATTTTAAATTATATCCTGCTAGCAATAGTGTTACTAATGGTCCCTATAATATTACAACATCAACAACTAAAGTAGATACACGTGCTCGTGGAAGACAAGCTTCTTTAAAAATATCTAGTTCAGCCATTGATACTACATGGCGATATGGAACTTATAGAGCAAATGTACAACCAGATGGAATGAGATAATGGCACAGATAAATATACCACGATTACCACAAGCACCTTCAGAATATAGTGAAGCGCAGATTAATCAGTTAATACAAACACTAGATCAATTAGTTCAACTATTAAATAGTTCTTACACACCAGAAACACTTCGTAATGATGACGAAGCTTTTAACTGGTTTATTGCATAATGGCTAACGCATATAAAAAAGTAATGGTAACTAAGTCATCTACGGGTGACCATAGTATCTATACATGTCCTACAGCTACGACAGCTATCATTAAAACAGCATGGGTTTATAATGGGTCAGGGGGAGCAGCACAATTGACGTTAAAAATTAATAGTACAACCATTGCTTATGATGGCGCTGTAGCCGATAAATACACAAAATCATGGTTTTATCTAGGTTCTGGTGATATAGGTGTATTAGAAGCTGGGGATATATTAAAAATTAACACAAACGCACAGCCAATCACTGTGTATTTAAGTTTATTGGAGATATCATAATGGTTGAAAAGACACAAAATACTTGCTATAAGGAGAGAATATGCCTATAAAAGATGACGGAGTAGTAGAATACGTCGAGATCAACGGGGAACAAATACCTAAGATTGTTGTTCCGGCAGAAATTACTATAACCAATACGGAAACAGGACAAGAATACGGTTCAGCTAAAGAGGCTGAAGATGATGTTGCAAATCCTGCAACTGCTACAAAAGCGGAACACATCAAGCAAGATGTTGTTATCCAGGCAGCAATTCATAAAATACTAGAAGGTAAAGCAGGAGACGTATAGATGCATCCATTAATATTAGCAGCCTTAATAGGTGGAGGAACAGGAGGACTATCAGCCGCAGCCAGAGGCACTGATGTTGGAAAAGGAATTTTAACAGGGGCTGCAAGTGGCGCCATAACAAGTGGTTTAGGAAGTATGTTAAGTGCAGGTCAATCTGCAGCAGCAGCTCAAAAAGCCGCTAGTGCTTTAAACCCAGCTACAGAAGCAGGAGTAAAAGCCGCTGAGGAAGCAGCTAGGTTAAGAGCTATAGAAGCAAGTAGAATTGCAGCACTAGGCAAAAATCCAAATTTAAAACAAGCAATGGACCCATTTGCATTAGCAGGAAAAGATAAAATAGGAAAACTAGCTTATGCTACTACACCTTCAGCAGCAATGATGGGTGAGTTTTTATTTAATCCACCAGAAAAAGCAAAGAAAAAAGGTCCACCATTAAATATGTTATACGGTCGTAACCCTGATAGATTTATGTTTGGTGAATGGTCAGATCCAGATAAAGTAAAAGAAATATACACAGATACAGAAAATCCTTATTACTACCCAGAGTACGCGGAAGGTGGTCCGGTAGAAGAAGGTATGAATATGAATGCTATTGCTAAATATGCAGCAGAATATTTACAAGGACAAGGTGTTGAACCTACTATTGAAAATGTTCAAGAGGTAGTAGAAAAAGTTTTAGCACAACAAGCAGAACAACAATATCAACCTATGACTGGCCTTGGCGGACAACTTCAAAGAATGACACAACAGTACGCACAACCAATGGGTGAAGAAGTAATTCAAGAAACAGAATCAGTTCAACGTATGAATCAAGGTGGCACACCACGTAGATATTATCAAGAAGGTGGCCTTGGGGCATTGATGGGTGATATGACACCTAGTGGTGATTTAGACATGCGACCAGGTGGAGAGTCAGTGGGCCCAGGAACCGGGACATCTGATGACATACCAGCGATGTTAAGTGATGGTGAATTTGTTATGACAGCAGCGGCGGTAGAAGGAGCTGGTGGTGGCGATCGCGACCTAGGATCAGAACGTATGATGAACATGATGAAGAACTTTGAACAAGGTGGACAACCTTCTCAAGAATCACAAGGACTTGGTTCAATGGAAGAAACAACTATGACTGAAATGATTGGACCGCAAGGAATGATGATGGAAGAAAATACAATGATGGAAGGAGCAATATGACAACATTAGCACAAATTGGTAAAAAAATTGTAGATGCAGCTGAAAAAGGAAAAGATTTAAACAAAGTAAATCTTGGTAAGTATGGATCTAAAATTAAATCTAGAAGAGATAGACTAGCAAAAGAAGTAAAAAAATTAAGAAAAGAACCAGCACTAAAACCACGTGCTAAATTATTAGCTAGGCATCCAGAAAGATTTGAAGGAACTAAAAGAACTTTTATTACTGACACTGAAAGGGAAAAAATGGGTTACCCTATTGGACAAAGATACATGGGACCAAGAAAAACAACGCATTACAAAAAAGGTGGAAAGATTTCTAAAAGAAGTGGTAGAAGAGTTAAAAAGTAATGACTCTTACATACAGAAGACCAGGAATAAAAGATTTACCTGAAACAGTTAAATTATTATTTAAGTTTCGGGATGACTACAGTGAACTTTTTCCTACACCAGATGTAGATAAAGTAACTGCAACTGTGCAACATCATTATGAAAAAGGATTTATTCATAATGTGTACAAAGATAATAAACTAATTGGAAGTATTGGTGCTGCTCCGTCAGAGTGGTGGTTTTCTCCTGAAGAGTTTATTTCTGAAACATGGTTTTACGTGTTGCCAGAAGAAAGATCATTCTCAATAGCTACAAAGTTATTGGCTGAATTAAAACAATACCGTGCAGGAAGCACAGTTCTCCTTCCTATTAGTACGGGTTTTGATCGACCAGCTTTGTATGAGAAATTAAAGTTTAATAACATGGGAACAATTTGGAGATATAATTAAATGTGTTTTGGTGGCGGACCTGATGTACCTGATACAACGACGCAAACCCAATATGTAAGGGAGGCGCCGGAGATAGAGGCTCGTAAGCTAGGGCTTATGGATACCGCTAGTCAATTAGCGCAGACACCTTTAGCTATACCTACTCAACAAGTTGCTGGATTTACTGGTAATCAACAAGATGCTTTTAATATGCAACAAAAAGGTTTAGGAACGTATCAAAATTACATAGATGCAGCGGCAGGAATGGCTGGTCAATCTACAGCAGCTTATGATCCTAACTCTTACAAAGATTATTTAAATCCATATCAAAGTTATGTGACCCAAGGTATTCAAGATCAAATTGCACAAGCACAAAACCAAGCTAATCTACAAGCTTCTAAAGCTGGAGCATTTGGTGGTGCAAGACAAGGTGTTCAAAGTGCTGAACTTCAAGCACAAGGAGCACAAGCAATTGGTCAATCATTAGCACAAGGATATGGGCAAGCACAACAACAAGCACAACAGAATTTCCAAAATCAACAACAAAGATTACAACAAGGTGCTCAATTAGCAGCTGGTTTAGGACAGCAACAACAGCAACAGCAACAAGCTGATGTAACAGGATTATTACAAACTGGAACATTGCAGCAACAAAATCAACAAATGCAAGAAGATGCTAAATTTAAACAACAAATGTCTCAACTTTACGAGCCGTATCAAAGAGCAGGATTTGTTTCCGACATATTCCAAGGCTCTCCAACTAGTGCTTCATCAATTACGATGTCAACAGCACCAGGAACTAATCCATTGGCACAGGCTGTAGGAGCTGGTATTACAGGTTTGGCAGCATATCAAGGATTTGCTAATCAAAAACCAAAATAAAGGGTCGCATGAATAAGATATTAAATAGACCCATGTTTCAACGTCAAAGATTTGCCCCTGGTGGAGGAGCTAAAAAAATATTTGACATTAAAAAACCTTTTTCTTCTGGAATAGCTGTTATTGGAGACAGAGCAAGAAAATTAAATCAATGGGATAAAGGTGTTAAAGTAAGACCAGATGGGTCTTGGGACGTAAAATCCAGACCTCACACTGGTTTTAAAAAATTTATTATACCAAATAGAAAATCTTTAAAGACAGTTTATGCTGGAGCTCTTGGTACTTCTATGTATGATTTAATTGCTCCTGAACCTATAACTAACCCGCAAGAAGAAGTTATAGTTGAAAATCAAGTAGTTGATGCAAATAATAATGTTATTAATAAAAAAGTTATAGAAAATAAAGCAAACAATATAACAGATAAAATTAATAATATTAAAAATGACGCTGTGACTGCTATCACAGGGGGTAATGAAGAAGAAGAAATTAACGGGACTGAAGAATTTCAAGGAGCTAACATATTATCTGCTGACATTTTTGCTAATAAAAATGAAGAAGTAGAGGCTGCAGAAACTAATCCTGGAAATAAAATGGATATGAATTTAAAAATATCCCCACTAGCTAACGGTGCTACTAATTACGCTGAGCAAGAAGACATTACTCAAATTGATATGGGTAAAGTTAATGCTATAAAAGAGCAATTAAACCAGTTAGTAGGTGATACTAGTAATTCAGATAACATTAATATGTTATTTCAATTAGGTTCAGCTTTAATGTCAGGACAAACTTTAAAAGGTGGTCTTGCAGGATTTTTAGATGTAGCTGGTCAAGCAGGATTACAAATTTTACCACAAATGCTAGCTGTATCAGACAGAAAAAGAGCGCGTGATCAAGAAATTGCACTTGCTGCTTTTGAATTAGTACAAGAAGCCACTAATAAAGATGATGCTTTTGGACCAGGAAAAGGTACAATGGTTTATCCTCATCAAATTCAATATCAAATGACTGATGATGGGGAATATGCATTAGATGAAAATAATCAATTTATTCCTATAGGTTACACACCTGTTGGATCTGGTTTTGGTTTTAGTAAAGACTATCAATCACAAGGCATGATGAATGCTAACTCAATTTTAACATCACAAGGATTACCTCCAATGTATACTTTATTAGATGCTGCTACAACAGGAGCAGCTGGAGCGTTTGGTGCAAATGAAGTATCTTCTGAAACACCAGGAAGTCGTGATGCAGATAAAAAATATGCAAGAGTATTAGAACGTGGTCTTCCAGCTATTGCTGACATGCTTCAATATATTACCACTTTAAGTGACGGTGGAACATTTAATTCAGATAAATATATTGGTCCAGCCGGAATTCTTTTTGAAAAAACAAGAAATTTATTAGCACCTTGGGAACAGATTGCTTCCATGGCACCTTTTATGGGTAACAATGAATCCGAAGTTATGGGTAACATGGCTAAAAATTATCAACAAGCTTTTGAATTAGTTGATGAATATTGGATGGCAAACATGGACACCGAAAATGGACGTCTTGTTGATATTGAAAATTTAGATAAACTTAATAGGGATGGAACGTTTACAGATACACAAGGTATATATGCAGGACAAACTTATACTTTCCGTGATCAAGCTGGTAACTTACAAACAGGACAAACAAAAGCTGGCGATGTATATGAAACACCATTATCTCTTAAATTAAAAATTGGTGCACAAGCTAACCCTTGGGACAACAGTAACATTGGTTTAATGGAACAATACAAAAACCAAATTGGTATGGTAGTTGCACGTTACAAACAGCCTACTGGTCGTTTACTTGCTGATACTATTAGAGATTCAAAAAATGATATTGATTTAACTCAATGGAAAAATCCTAATGATCTTGTTAACAAACAATTTAGATATTTTAAAAATTTCTTAACAGATTGGAATAGAAGTTTAGAAGCTGCTAACGAAGATGTTACAGCAGAGCTTATTGATAAAAGATTTGGTGCAGCCGATGGATCTGGAGGTGGTTTAGCTAAAATTAATAATGCCATCATGTCTTACAACATGTGGGGTCAAATTAAAGAAGCACAAAATCCTGGAAGTGTTGTACTACCTGCAACAGAAACATGGATTAAATTACCAGGGCTTATTTATCCTGGTGCTCCTAAACCAGGGGGCGGTGTATATAATACACAAGATATTAGAGACATCTTTACTCAAGGTTTACAAACTGGAGCTCTAGGAAGAAATGAAAGTAATTATGGAACGATCATAGATGATGAGACTAACATAGATGATTACATAGATGAATATTTTGAATCGTTAAAGGATTAAAATGGCAGTATTTGATTTAATACCTAAAGTAAATAAATTTGAAGATCGTAAGCCTAAGCCAGCACCTGATCAAACTTATGCTAGCATTGATCCAGGAGGCAGACCTATCACTGCAATGGAAGAACAGATACGTGAAGATAGAAAAACGTTTGTTGAACCATGGGCCCAGCCTATTGGCAATGCATTTCAAAGAGTTATTAGACGAGTAGGAGATAAGTTTGTTCCTGGCCAACCTTTCATGCAAGGGTATCGTAATAATCAACAAAAAAAAGAACAACAGGATAAATCATTTGAGCAAAAAATGATTTTAAGAAAAGAAAATCCTAAAGAAATGGTAAGGGCACGAGCTGCGGAAATGTTTCAAGCAGCAGTTAAAAAATATGAAAAAACAAATGATAGGGAAGTATTTAATTATGCTGAACAATCAATTATTAGAATGATTAGAATGTCTGGGTATGCACCACAAGAATTTAATTTACCCGGAACAATTGACATATCAAATGTTGACCCTGATCCTTTTTATTTAGATAGTGATAGACCAAATCCTTTCCCTGAAATAGAAATTGCAGCAGAAACTATTTTAGGAACTGCTGGTAGTTTATATGGTGCAACTAATACTGGCGCTAGGCAATTTGCTAATGTATTTAAAAGAGGTGCTAAAATTGGAGCAAGAGCTCCAGTACCAGGTGCTTGGAAATTCCTTGCAAGTGTTGCAGGAGGAGCGTTTGCTGTAGGATCTGCTTATTTTGGATATGAACTAGGATTAGATTTATATAATGAAGCTTCTAAAGCTAAAGCTATTCAAGAAGGTCGTGATCCTGTAACTTATTCTATGAACAGACCAGGCTTAGGTGCAAGACTTTATCGTTCAGCTGATTTAGCATCTACAGATGCTTTATTAGGAACAATGGTCATGGGATTTAGACCAGCATACAATGGCTTAAGAAATTTTACTCGAGGAAAAATTGCTGGAGTAAAAGGTGATTCATTAAAAAAAATTGAAGCAGGACAAAGATTAGTTGATAAGTTTCCTACTGGTGGATACGGTGTAGAAGGAAAGTTTCCTTCAGAATTAGGGGGTATATCCATACTTCCTGGTGGCCCTACCATGACAGGTTTTGGACGTCGACATGGTTTAGATGATATAGAAGAATTAAGAAGAGGTTTATTTCCTTTTTACTGGGGTAATATTGAAAGAGGAGCAGGTGAAATGCCAATACAAGGTACACCTTATTCCATCGCTACTGCTGGTAACCCTATTTTTGGTACCACAATTCAAACAGGTGGTAGATTTCCATACATTGGTGGTGGTATTAAAATAAACTTAGAAGAACAAGGTGAAATGTTAGTTAACTTATGGCACAATATGTTTGCCGCTTATGCACCTACAATTTCAACGCATGCATTAATGTCTAGTAATATATTAATGGCAAAAAATAAAACAGCAGCTCGTTACCTTGCTAATTTAAAAAGAAAATTAAATAGATTTAGAAGACACGCTAAAGAAACAGGATATACTATTGATGCTTCTCCTATTCGTAATACCATGGAAGAATTATTAGATGATGTGCCTAAGACTAGAAAAATGTTCGATTCAGAAGGTAGAATTCTTGATGGTTACGATGTTAGATCACCGGAATTTGGTTTAAGTAATTTAACTAAATTTCCTGAAGGCGAAAAACAATTTTATAATTGGGTTAATGAAACATTACAAGGGACAGTTGGAAATCGTAGTAAATTTTCTATAGTTGAATTAGAAAAAATGTTTAAAGACATTGAGTTTTATGCAAGGAAATACAAAGACAATCCTGATGTTATGAATGCTTTAACTAAATTAAAACAATCTACAGAAGCATCTTTAGGAACTGTTAGTAATAGTGAAGCTAGAAGATTATTAGATGATTTTGATAACTATGCAACAAATGGTATGTTATTATTTGATAGCGCAGCAGCTAAAAAATTTGAAGGAGTAAGTAAGTTTGGATTTACATTAAGATTAGCGGAACAAGGACACAGAGCAGCAGATGATTTATTTGCTACTGCGTTTGATGCTAACAACCCATCTACTATCAGAGCTTTTAAAAATATAGTTGGACCAGATGTTTTTAACCAAACAACGAGAAGATTTTTACAAGATGCTTTTGAAGCATCAGTAGAAAAAGGAACAAAAGAAGGAATAGATCAAATTAACTTTACTAAATTTAAAGCTATTTTGGGTTTAGATAATAAAGCTGGTAACAAATATGCATCATTAAAAGAAATGTTTCCTGGTGCATCACCTACTACAGGCGGAGGCAGAGCACCAACAGCAACAGACTTTGGTAAATTTGATCCAGATAATTTTGCTACTATAAGACCAGGCGGAGTAATTCCTGGTGCAATAATGGAAGGTGCTGAAAGTAATGTAGCTAGATTACCTACAGTTAGTGATTTAGAAACATGGGTAGCTATGGTAGAAGATGTATTTAAATATGGTGTGCCAGACATTAGCACATTCATCGCAAGACGTGCACAAATTTCTGGTTTACGTGGTGCAATTAGATCTTTTATGCCACTTGGTAATATTGAACCAGTAGCACACGGAGGAACCGCAGCTGCGGCATCAGCCGGTACAGGAATCCTTGGCGGACTTCCAGGTTTTATTCCTTTACTTATGGGAACTTTATTAATGAGAGCTGGTGGTAAAGTATTAACTAATCCACTTAACATGCGTGTATTTAAAAATGCAATTGATTATAAATTACCTGAACGTGCACGTAACGCAGCAATAATAAGAATGTTTAATTTATTTAAACCTGAGATAGAACAAATAGATCAAGAACTTGAAGCATTAGAAAGGGAAGCACTACGACCGTCTAAAAGAAGAAGTTTTATAGAAGGAGTGCAAGAGAATATTGGTAACAAAATTAATAATTTAATTCCATCAACAATGCAAAATCAAAGTAATAACATGCAACCTGTTGTTCCACAGCCAGACACTGAGGTAGTTGAAGAAACTGAAGTTGCTTCAACGGCTCCTATACAATCTTCATCACCAGTTTTAGGATCATCACTTGATTCAAGTGAAACATTAAATCCAGGCGCTGCACAGGCGTTATACACAGGAGATACAGATAGTGCATTAGCTGCACAATACGGTCAAGCTGCACAAGGTGGGTTGATGACCTTAAGGAGATAAAATGAGTATTAGAGATGCAGTGTGGATTATAGGAATTTTTATAGCACTTGGAGCTACATGGGGAATGACATCACAACGTATTAATGCTATGGAACGAGACATAGATCGTATAGAAGAAGCTTTAATTTTATTTACAAAAATGGAAGCTAGAATAGCGGTCATAGAAAACGAAGTAAAAAATATAAATAAAAAATTGGATAGATAATGAAACATAATTACGAACAATGCTTAAAAACAATTTTACATCATGAAGGTGGATATGTTAATCACCCCAAGGACCCAGGTGGAGAAACAAATCTTGGTGTAACTAAAAGAGTTTATGAAGAACATGGTGGCACAAAAGACATGAAAGATTTAACAGTGGAAGACGTAGCACCTATTTACAAAAAAGGTTATTGGGATAAAATGAAATGTGATGATTTACCATCAGGTTTAGATCTATGTGTTTTTGATTTTGGTGTGAATGCAGGACCCGGAAGAGCAGCAAAATATCTTCAGACATTAGTAGGAACTAAAGCAGATGGTGGCATTGGACCTATGACCCTTGCAAAAGTAGAAGAGTATGTTAACAAATTTAATGTTGCACATGCTATTGGTCATTATCAAAATGGAAGACAAAAATACTACGAAGAATTATCTACTTTTGATACCTTTGGAAAAGGTTGGACAAAAAGGGTAGAAGAAACTACCAAATTAGCATTAGAAATTTAGTACAATTTGTGGTATAATACCACGTGCAATTAGTACAGAAATATAATTACGCAGAACTTAAACGACAGGATGGTGATTCTCGTTTATATCTTACACCTGATGGACAAAGCTTACCATCTGTTACAACCATATTAAATAAAACAAAAGACAAATCGTTTTTAAAACAATGGCGGGCTAAAGTAGGGGAAGAAAAAGCAGAAAAAATTATATCTGATGCTGGTAAAATTGGAACCGCGCTCCACCTATATATAGAACGTTTAGTGAACGAAGAAAAGTACGCAGATCTTACAGACATAGGAATACAAGCTGAAAAAATGGCAAAAAAAATAATTGAAGAAGCCGGTGCTGATATAACAGAAGTTTATGGTTCAGAAGTACATTTGTATTATCCTAACAAATATGCTGGTACGGCTGATATGATTGCCATGTATAAAGACAAACCAACCATTATAGATTTTAAACAAACTAATCGCCCAAAGAAACGTGAATGGATACAAGATTACCTCATGCAACTAGCTGCATACGCCCAGGCACACAACGCTTTATTTAATACAGAAATTGAACAAGGTGTAGTATTAATGTGTTCAAGAGATTTAACATTTCAACGTTTTGAATTAACAGGTGAAAAGTTTACTAGGGCTTGTGATGCTTTTATGAAAAAATTAGATTTATATAATCAATCTTTACTTTAAATCCAACTTGCTAATTCTTCTCCATTTATTTCTCTAGCAATATTAACTTTATTTCTAAGAGCTTTAATTATTTTTTCGTCAACAGTTCCTTTAGCAACTAAGTCAATATATAATACTTTATTTTTTTGACCTATTCTATGTGCGCGGTCTTCTGATTGTATTCTTTTTTCTAAGTCATAATTATTAGAATAATAAATAACAGTACTCGCTTCTGTTAACGTAATTCCATACCCACCAGTTTGTGTGTTGCCTATAAAAAAACGAATTGGGTTTTCTGGATCTTGAAATTTTTTGATACATGCTTGTCTGTCTTCTTGTTTAGTGCCACCATAATAAGTACATGCTGACTGAGGACCAAATTCATCATTAATTGCTTTTTGTATAGACATAATATCATGTATGTAATTTGCCCAAATAATAACTTTACCTGTAGTCTCACCTAATATTTGCATAAGCTCGTTAAGACGATTATTTTTTAACTGCACAGTTTCACCTTCATCAGTTTTCATGTGACCACACGTAATTTGATGTAATCTAATTAACTGAGTTAATACATTAACAGCTGTAAGAGTTTCTCCAGTGTGCAGCATGGTCATAGCATTTGATTTCATTTCACTATAAGCTTTATGTTGTTCATCTGTCAGTTCTACGGGACGTTTGGTAAATATTTTATCAGGTAGATCTAAACAATCTTTTTTAAGAATACGGTAAGAATGTGGTGATACTAACTGTCCTAATTGTGCTAAGTTTTTAAACTTAACTATTTTTTGATACTTGTGTGTTCCACCTGCGGCATTTGCTGTAATGACCACGGCGTACCGGGTTCTAAACGCGTAATAACTAGACTGCCCTAATATTTCTGGGTCTAAAAAATCCATCTGTGACCACAAATCCATAGGTGATTGTGTTACTGGTGAACCAGTTAATATTCTACGGTATTTAGTTTCATTTCTTAATTGTAGAATTGATTTAGTTCTTTTGGCTTGTGGATTTTTAATTGTAGTGCTTTCGTCTACAATCATCATTGATTTACCAATCAAAAATATTTTAGCAAATTCTAAACCTTTTTTACTAGAAAAAGCTTCTACATTCATTACCATAATTTTAAATCTAAAATCGTTAATATCTTTAATGTCTTTTAAATCTTGTCTGTATTGTGCGCTGGTAGATTGTTTCCAAGCCAATACTTTTTTCTCTATATAATCTGGAACGTGAACGGGGATTTCTTGTTCAACCCAGTTCATGTACGTTCCTTTTGGGGCAACCACTAGTAAGCGGTCTATTTTGCCTTTGTTATATAATATGCATGCATTATCTAATGCAATTTTAGTTTTACCTGTACCCATTTCTGCAAAAATGGCAAATGCTTCTTTATTCCAGCATTTTTTAAGGGCATCTTTTTGATGCGCATATGGCTCAGTTTTAAATTTGTACATTCTTATTTCTAATGTTGACGCAGATTATATCATATGCTATAATGCAACGCAAGAAATAAAATTATGACAGTTTACGTTTTACAAGAAATGGGAAGAAATGTTCGTTCAGCCGAAAAGTTTGGCGATTTAAAAGTATTACTTCCAGATAATAAACAAATAGTTTTATCTTCTGGACCATTAACACATAAATTAAAAAAAGAGTTATCCACATTTAATGATGATGACTACTTGCTTTTAATGGGTGATCCTGCTATTATAGCTTTAGCTGGCGCAGTTGTTAGTGAGATGAATAGAGGTAGATTTAAAATACTGAAGTGGGATCGTGATGAGAAACGGTACTACGATATAGAAATAGATTTGTGGGGTAAAGATGAATGATTTATTAGACCAGATGAAAAATGATTCCAAAGGTATGGGTCATAACAGTATGGGTAAAATTGGTGCAGTAGCTAATGATGTAGCTGACACTGAAAAAGAAATACAAGATTTAGAAGACAAACTTAAAACTAAAAAAGATTACAAAAAACATTTATCAGAAAATGTTTTACCTAACCTTTTTGCAGAGGTTGGATTATCAGAATTAAAACTTGCAGATGGTAGACACTTAAAAGTTGGTAACTATTACGGTGCATCTATTAAAGAAGCTAAAAAAGAAGCAGCATTTGCATGGTTAAGGAACAATGGATTTGGGGACATGATAAAGAACCAGGTCAGTTGTAGCTTTGGACGGGATGAAGATGAGAAAGCTAGAGGATTAATTGATACTTTGAATAAAGGTGGATATCAATCTTCGCAACGCGAGTGGGTCGAACCCTCCACCCTTCGCGCATTTATACGAGAGCAACATGAAGCAGGTAAAGAGTTACCTATGGATTTGTTAGGAGCTTTCGTCGGACAAAAAACAACAATAAAAGAATAAAGGAGAAAAGCCCTATGGCACAGACTAAAGCAGTTGCAAAAGCAGCGAAGTTAGATCTAGCAGTTCTTGCTGGTGACTCAAAAGATGCAAGTGGATTTGGCAATCTTGACATGTCAAGAGATGTTATGATTCCTTACATCAACATACTACAAACAACTAGCCCTCAACTTAACCCGTCAAAAGCGGAACATGTTGAAGGAGCAAAAGTGGGACAGTTTTATAATACTGTTTCACAAGAAGTAAGTGATTCATTAAATGTTATCCCTGTACTTTATCAACTAAAATACGTGGAATGGAAACCACGTGAAACTGGTGGCGGACTAGTGGAAATGCATGATGCCTCTAGTGGCATCTTGGGTCAAACTAAACGTGACCAAATGACATATAAAGATGTCCTTCCAAATGGAAACTACATTGCTACAACAGCTTACCATTATGTAATGGTACAAGGTAAAGATGGGAATTGGTCCCAGGCTGTTATCAGCATGACCTCTACTCAATTAAAAAAGAGTAGACGTTGGAATAGCTTAATGCTTACGCAGAAAGTTGAGGGTCCATCAGGAAGTTTTACTCCACCAACCTATGCAATTGTTTACAAGCTATCTACTGTTAGCGAGTCAAATGATCGTGGTAGTTGGTTTGGGTACCAAGTTGAGAAATCTAAAATGGTGGATGATCCTACTGTCTATAATGAGGCAAAATCATTTTCAACCGCAGCATCAAGAGGAGATGTCGAAGCTAAACCTGTCGTAGAAGGAGAACCTGCAAAAGTAGCGCCTCAATCTAACACAACAGAAAGCGAAGACGTACCCTTTTAGGGAACGTCTTCTAAATAACCTGGAGGTTTAGTGGAAGAATTCAAATCTATATTTGAAGGTTTAGACGTGGCTTATGGTCAGCATCAATCCCAAGGGAAGCGTGCTGACGGTAAGCAAGAAGGAAAATCTTACATTGTTAAAAAACTTGTTACAGATGAATTATGGCAGGCGCACCTTGATGGTGAAGGGCCTTCCTTGGGTATTATTCCTATTATGGCTGATAATACATCCCGTTGGGGCTGTATTGATATTGATACTTATCCTATTGATTACAGAAAAATAATAAATAGTATTCGAACATTACAATTACCTTTGGTGCCTTGTCGTTCCAAGAGTGGTGGTTTACATATTTTTTTATTTCTTAAAAAACCAATCGCCGCAAAATTGATAAGAGCGAAGCTACGAGAGGCTGCATCAGCGTTAGGATACGCTGACGTTGAAGTATTTCCGAAACAATCCACAATATTAATTGAGAAAGGAGATTTAGGAAATTTTTTAAATCTTCCATATTATAATGCCAAAAATTCAACTAGGTATGCCTACAAGGATGATGGAACAGCAGCGTCATTGCTAGAGTTCATAGACTTATACAATAAATATTCGTTAGAGAATATAGACAAAGTTGCAATTAAGGTATCTGATGAAGTCATACCCGATGGTCCTCCATGTCTTCAACAATTATGTACACAAGGATTTCCAGAAGGAACACGTAATAATGGTTTATTTAATATTGGTGTATTTTTACGTAAGTTAGATGCAGACAATTGGAAAACATTATTAGAAAAACATAATCAACAGTACATGAACCCACCGTTAGCTGCATCAGAGGTAGTCATTGTACAAAATCAACTAGAGAAAAAAGAATATAATTATAGATGTAAAGAACCACCAATTAGTTCTTACTGTAACGCACAAGTATGTAGAACGCGTAAGCATGGTGTGGGTGGTAGTGCATCATTAGAGTTTAGCGCATTAACTAAGTTAGAAACAGATCCACCCGTATGGATCTTAAACGTAGGCGATGCACGTATGGAATTACAAACAGATGAGTTGCAGATACAAACAAAGTTTCAAAAGAAATGTATGAATACTTTGAATACTATGCCTCCTCTTGTAAAACAGTCAGTATGGCAGGAATCAATTGAAAGGTTATTTACTAACCTTATAAAGATACCTGTTTCTGATGACGGGTCTGTGGCCGGTCAGTTTGAAGCTTTCCTCCAGGAGTTTTGTACTGATCGTGCCCAGGCACAGAACAGAGATGAATTACTATTACGTAAACCATGGACCGAAGATGGTATCACATGGTTTAGATTAAAAGATCTTTTAGACTATTTAACTAGAAATAAATTTACACACTATAATACAGGTCAGTTAGTACAAGCACTACGCAGGCTTAACGGTAAAAGTGATAAGTTTAATCTTAAAGGTAGAACAGTGAGAGTGTGGGGTGTGCCTGCATACCAGCAACAAGATTCAGCATTTGACATAAAGGAGGTTGATGGTGCGCCTTTCTAAATTAAAAAAGGGAATGCAAAGTGAACAAATAGCCATACTACATTTAATAGAAAAAGGTTATTTTGTTTTTAAAAATTTATATGGGGTTGGACCTGCCGACCTCATAGCAATAAATGAAAAAGGAGCAGTAGAAATATTTGATGTAAAGACTGAAAGCTATCGTAAGACTTGGAAACCAGGTACACGTATATGTAGACGATTAACTCAAGAACAAAAAAGATTAAAGATGAAATTTATATTTGTAGATAAGGATGGCACATGCAAAGTAAGACAAAGATAATACTAGGTCCTCCTGGTACAGGAAAGACACACAACTTGTTAAATTTAGTGGAACAAGAGTTAGCTAAAGGTACACCACCAGACCGTATTGCATTTGTAGCTTTTACAAAGAAAGCAGCTAGTGAAGCAAGGGACCGGGCAATGAAGAAGTTTAACTTAGAAGAGCAGCATCTTCCATATTTTAGAACTTTACATTCATTTGCTTTTAATCAATTAGGATTAACAAAGTCAGAGGTAATGTCACGTGATAATTACAAAGAGTTTGGACAAACATTTGGTATGGACTTAGGATCAGTATCTGATGGTGTTGATTCAGGTGGAGTGTTTACAGTTGATAACCAGCTCCTGTCTGAAGTAAATTTAGCAAGAATGAAATGTATGGATTTAGAACATCATTATAATGATTCTAATTTAGACGTTTCTTGGCATGCATTGTTGAGAGCACAACGTTCTATTGAAGAATTTAAAAAGAAAAAAGAAATACTAGATTTTACAGACATGATAGAAATGTACATAGAAGCTGGTATGATTCCAAAGTTAGATGTAGTATTTATAGATGAAGCGCAAGATTTATGTAAACTACAATGGCGTATGGTACATAAGATATGTCAGAATGCTAAACAAGTTTATGTAAGTGGTGATGATGATCAAGCTATTTACCGTTGGGCTGGTGCAGATGTAGAACATCTTATTAGATTAAATGGAGAGCGAGAAGTACTACAACAATCGTATAGATGTGCACGAGTTATACAAAATTGTTCACAAAGAATTATAGGACGTGTACGTAATCGTATACCTAAACAATGGTATGGTACAAAGACTAGAGGATTAGTACAATACCATGCATATCCAGATAGTGTAGATGTAGGTGATGATAACTGGCTTATCATGGCACGAACCAATTATTTACTTGATGAGATTGAGCGTGACATACGATTGCAAGGATTATTTTATAAAAGAAATAATCGTTTACCTATATCGCAGAAGTTATTAAATGCTACAAGCGCATGGAAGAAATTAAATGAAGGGGGGCACGTAGAATTAACAGACGTTAAAGATATATATTCTTACATGTCTTCAGAAATAGGAATAGAGCGTGGCCATAAGAATCTTAGAACAGCTAATAAAGAACAATACGAGCTAGAAGAGTTAGTCATGCACCACGGATTACTTATGGGTGGTAGACCATGGGATGTAGCTTTTGATAAGGTAGGCACACGTGATAAAGAATTTTTAAGATCTATTGAAACGAGGAACAAGGATTTTACCAAGAGTGATCCAAAGATTCATTTAAGCACAATTCATGGTGCTAAAGGAGGAGAAGCAGATAAGGTTATGTTGCTTACAGACTTATCAAGAAAGTCACAAGAAGCAATGGAAAAGGATTCAGATGATGAATGCCGTGTGTTTTATGTAGCAGCCACACGTGCTCGTAATGAGCTACACGTAGTACAACCACAAAGAGATGGAGGGTTCATTATATGAACAAGAGTGAAATATTATTAAAAGCCGCTGAGTTAGTTAACGGTGGAAGACAAGAGACACATGGAGATACAAAACAAAACCATGAACAAATTGCAGAATTTTGGACTGTATTTTTAGATGAAAAACTCAAACCATGCGTGGCTATTAATTCTGATGAAGTAGCAACGATGATGGCATTATTAAAAATATCAAGATCACAAAGAGGTAAGGCTAACGTAGATGATTATGTCGATGCTTCAGCATACATGGCAATAGCAGGAGAATTAAAACATGACAATTAATTCAGATTGGATAGCACCTACGGAATTTCCGGATTTAAGTAATCGGGAGAAAATAGCAATTGATTTAGAAACATGTGACCCAGGATTAATTAAAGATGGTCCTGGGTGGCCTAAAAAGATAGGTGCAGTTATTGGTATAGCTGTAGCTGCTAATGGATTTAAAGCTTACTATCCTATCGCCCATGAAGGTGGGGGTAACATGGATAGCAAGAAAGTTATTAAATATATTAAATCATTGTGTGAAGATGAAAAGTTAGAGAAAGTATTTCACAATGCACAATACGACATAGGTTGGCTTAGTGTATTAGGCATAGAAGTTAAAGGTCGTATTCATGACACAATGGTAGCAATGGCGCTTATTGATGAGAATAGATATTCTTATACATTAAATAGTATATCGTTTGATTACCTTGGTGAATTTAAGAGTGAAGCTAAACTTAAAGAAGCAGCGGCATCATTTGGTGTAGATGCAAAGGCTGAAATGTATAAATTACCGGCTACATTTGTAGGAGAGTATGCTGAGGAAGACGCAAGGCTAACGCTAAAGTTGTATGAGAAATTAGCATGGGAGATTAAGAAGGATAATCTTGATACAATCTATGATATTGAATGCAGATTAATCCGTGTTATTTTTAACATGACAAAAAAAGGTGTTAGATTTGACGAAGAAAAAGTAGTTGATTTAAATAGTAAATTTAAAAACAAAGAGAAGAAACTTTTAAAAAGAATAAAGGATTTAACTAACCAGGATGTAGAGATATGGGCAGCAGCTTCTATTTCAAAAGCTTTTGATGCTTTAAATTTACCATACGAAAGAACTACTAAAACAGATGCTCCATCATTTACCAAAATGTTTTTAACTGACCATCCGCATGAGCTACCACGTCTTATTATGCAAGCACGTGAGCTTAATAAATTACGTGGAACTTTTTTACAAGGTCTGTTAAAACACAACACAAATGGTAGAATTCACGCGCACATTAATCAAATTAGATCTGATAGCGGTGGCACTGTATCTGGTAGATTTAGTTACAATCATCCTAATTTGCAGCAGATACCGAGTCGCGGTCAATTTGCTAAAGAGATACGTAAACTATTTATCCCGGAAATTGGAGAGTATTGGCTTAAAGCAGACTACTCGCAACAAGAGCCCAGGTTACTTACGCATTGGGCATGCCTCGTCGGACAATTGGGCGCTGAAGAAGTTAAAGAAGCCTATAAGAAAAGTGATCTTGATTTTCACCAACAAACGGCAGACATGGCGGGGGTCGAAAGAAGACTAGCTAAGACTATTGGTTTAGGTGTAATGTATGGCATGGGTTATAACAAGATGGCTCGTGAGTTAGATATAGATCCTCAGGAAGCTAAAAAAATGTTGAAAGATTTCCGTGAACGTGTACCTTTTATGCAAGGTATGTTGGAAGCGGTAATGAATCGTGCTAATTCTAAAGGTATTATTCGCACATTACTTGGTCGTAAATGTAGATTTGATTTATGGGAACCTACACAGTGGGGTGTACATAAAGCATTACCACACAATCAAGCAAAGGTAGAGTATGGTGAAGCAATAAAAAGAGCTGGTACATACAAAGCTTTAAATAGATTGATACAAGGATCAGCGGCAGATCAAACTAAGAAAGCCATGGTAGATGTATATGAGGAGCTAGGAGTAGTACCTTTAATACAAGTGCACGATGAATTAGATTGCTCTGTTAAAGATGAGAAACAAGCTAAAGAAATACAACGAGTTATGGAAACATGTGTAGAACTAGAGGTGCCTTCTAAAGCTGATATAGATCTTGGAGAGAGTTGGGGCGGATGAACTGGATTTGTGTTACATTAATGATTTGCATAGGGTTTAATCCAGAAATGGATTACACCACTAATGATGAATTTATAGATGATGTAAGTGCGTGTGCATTGCATCTTAATTCTATGTATTCAGAAGAAGAAAGAGTACCAGTTAATTTAGTTATAGCTCAAGCAATTCATGAGTCTAATTGGGGCAAATCTAGGTTTGCCGTGGAAGGTAATAACCTCCTTGGAATCCGCACGTTTGACTCATCAGATGATCAACTAAAGCCGCGAAATAATCCTAATGCAAGCTGGGGGCTTAGGATCTTTGAGACAAAGTGCGAATCCATTTCTTACTATATGTATTTACTTAATAATAACCATCATTATAAACAGTTTAGAGAAGAAAGATTATCTCAGTATTTCAATAAGATAGTTGACTTAGAGAAGTTAGCTATGACACTTGCAATATATGCAGAAGATGTATATTATACGCAAAAAATCATCAGTACATTAAAGAAGTTGGAGGCCTATGACAGAGACTAAAAAACCCGGGTACAAAGAACAAGGGAAGAGCCGTGCAGCAAATCAAAAAGCTGTACATGGAGTTAAACCAGGATTTGCTATTAATCATGAACAAATGGAATTTGAAAGGCGTAAACTTTTACAAGAAATGTCTAGTAAAATGGCGCCAAATAAAAAAGAACTTAATACGATGGCAGCAGTTGCGGCTACCAAAGAACCAGAGTACTTTGACGAAGAAGGAAACAAACGTGAACCGACGATGCGCATACTATCACTCGGGGCAGGGGTACAGTCTTCCTGTCTGGCACTCATGGCACAAGAAGGATTAACGAAACATAAACCAGACTACATGATCTTTGCTGACACAGGATGGGAACCATCTTTTGTCTATGAGCATGTAGAATATTTAAAGAAAGCAATAACAATTTGTCCTATTATCACTGTAGAGAGAGGAAATATCCGTGAGGATCTAATCAAAGCAGCGAACCCAGAACCAGGGTCTAGAGAAGAGGAGAAATCGTTTGCTGGTCGTGTACCAAACCCACCTTTGTTTGCTGCACGTCCTAATGGTGGAAGAGTGGGGATGCTTTATAGACAGTGTACACATGACTATAAAGTGATCCCTATTCAAAAAGAAATGCGAAGATTACTTGGTATTAAACCAAGACATAGAGTTAAAAAAGATATGATAGTGGAACAATGGATAGGTATATCTACAGATGAAGCCATGCGTATGAAGAAAGCAAGAATGCCATGGTTAACATCACGTTGGCCTTTAATTGAAATGAAAATGTCACGTGCTGATTGTTTGCAATGGTATCGTGATATAAAGAAACATCCTATGCCTGGTAAGTCATCATGTATTGGTTGTCCTTATCATCACAATGATCAATGGAAAAATATGCAAAAGAACTATCCTAAGGATTGGGAAGATGCATGTGATCTTGATGACAAAATAAGGCACGGATTAAAGAATACAGAGACAGAATTGTTTCTACATAAATCAGCAAAGCCTTTGAGAAGTATTAATTTTTTAGAACCAAAAGCTCAAGGTAATTTGTTTGGTGAAACATTTGATGAAGAGTTTGCGGACGAATGTGAAGGTTTATGTGGAGTATGATAAAAGCAGCGTGCGCCCAGGACCTGAATTTAAATGTTCTGAATGTGGTAAATGGTTTAAAAAACTGTTATACTGGTTAGATAGAAAGTTTAATCCGGATCAAGAATATAAAATGATATTCTTATGTGGTCCACAATGTGCAACGGAGAAATATGAAAGACGTAATAGCTAAAATACCAATACAAGACACAAGATTATTTTATAAAAAATGGGATAATTTTGAAAATTTAAATAACTTATTAAAGACAGAGATAGAAGCGGAAAGAGAAAAGGATCCAAAAGGATTACCAGCTACTAATACTGGATGTTGGCGTAGTATGATGAAGTATAAATGTGAGGCAGAATTAATGAAACCAATTGGTATGATTATGTCAGCTTACATGGATCATTACTTTCCAAGAAAACCTATGGATGCTGCAATTAACTATTGGACAAATGTAAATGAAGTAGGAAGTAATAATATATTTCATTCACACTACCGTGCGGATGCAGATATATCTGGCGTGTATTATGTGCAAGGATTTAACACAGGTGTTATTAGATTTGCTACACATGAGCAAATGTATAAAATGATTCCTGATCATATGCCACACTCTAACATGTTAGGTCACGCGCCTGGTGATGGTGATGTATTATGTTTTCCATCTTATCTTTTACATGATGTAGATACTAACAGAAGTAACAGACAGCGTATTACAATTGCATTTAATGCACAAATTAAATTTAAAGAACGTGATAATGTTATTCACATGCCAAATAAAAATGACTAAAGATTTTTATGAACACATGAAAAAAGAACAAGACATGCTAGATTTTAGTTATCGTGAGTCATTACGTCAAAAACACGAAAGAATGGCTGTTTGGGACCCTGGGGAAGAAAGGGCGGTTTTCTGGGAAATAAAAACGCTCATAATGACCCGGTATCAGGCTTTAAAGACATGGGTGGTAGGATTCATCCCGGGATTTTAATGGTAAAACACGTCTGGCAGTGGTTTTGGGATTATGATTGGTTAGGAAAGAAATATAAAGCAATTTATTTTGGACCAAGGCTAAGTTGGATGAAATTATTTAAAAAAAGAAAGAATGATAAAAAGAAAATTAAAAAGATACGCGCAAATAATAAATAACATTGATGACCCACAAGATAAATTTCTTTGGATTATGGATTTTGGAAAGAATTCCAGATCCATGGAAGATTCAATTAAAAGTAGAGAGTTTGAGGTTCCAAGTTGTCAGAGCCAAACATGGTTGGTTCCGCATTTTGTTGAAGATAAAATTTATTTTAGTGCTGATTCAGCTGCACTTATATCTAAAGGCATGGTCTGTATCATTGCGGATGTGTATAGTGGATCTTCGGCCCAGGACATTAAAGAGTTTGATCAAGACGAGTTTAAAATATTAAAGTTAGATACTTTATTAACCCCAGGAAGAAATAACGGTGTGCATGGAATGCTTAAGAAAGTTAAGGAGTACGCGAAACTATAGAAAGCAACAATGGCCTGCAAGAGTAGGTTATGCTAAAGTAGGTGACGGTCCTTGGCTTGAGGTATGGAATGATGGATCTAAACGTCCAGCGTGTCTATGGTTTAGGATAGTACACCTATTACCCAGAGTGTTCCAAAAAAAATATAAGCTATAGTTACTGGTTCCATTAATCCCACTTAGCTTTGGCACGAAGTGCCCATCTTTCAAATGCTGCTGCATCTATATCTTTTTTAACTAATGTAGCACCATCTGGTACGTCATTGTATAATGCCATTACTTCTCCGTCTTTAATTTCTACAATACCTGGACCACAAAAAGCATCCTTGTCATATCCAGTATTTTTTTTCTTAAGTAATCTTACTTCTTTCATACATTTAGATAATGATTCCATAGGAATATACTGTGTCATTTGAGTTGTTTGGTCATTCATATTACCAAACATAAACATTAAAATTACGCTAATGACTTCCATTTGCCCTCACTTTGTCTTCGAGCTTTTCTGTATCTAAAATTAATTTTTCTATATC